TGTACTGGCAAGGGATTCTGTATCACTGTTGGATTGTTTACTAGAACTGGTAGAGGATTTTGTATCACTGTCGGATTATTTACTTGAACTGGTAGAGGATTTTGTATCACTGTAGGATTATTTACTTGAACTGGTAAAGGATTTTGTATCACTGTTGGATTGTTTACTAGTACAGGTAATGGATTCTGAATCACCGTAGGATTATTCACAGTTACTGGTAATGGATCTTGGATTATGGTTGGATTATCAACTACTACAGGAAGAGGTAAAGGACTTATTGTCACAGATCCCGCTGGAGGAGGGTTGGAAAGTGTTAGATTTATAGCAAGTCTATCTCCTGCCGCAAACGAAATTAAGGCAGGTGATACAATTGTCACATCAAACGTTATAGTAGTTTCAGTATTTACAATTCCAAATGGAGAAAGTCCCATATTTGCAGTATATGCTGAATAATGTTTAAATCCGCACACTTTTGTATTTTTATAGCCGAGTTGTGTACTTGATATTGTTACGATATAACCTGGAACAACATCATTTGCCATCATAACTCCAAAAGTGATATCAGCAATAAAACTTCCTGTTGGTACACCTGTGAATGTTACTGTTGTGTTTGCAGTTGGCTGCACAATTTGTGATTGACTGTATGGTAAAATAGCAACCCATTGTTTAAAGTGCAGAGTCGGGTTAAACTCTACTACCCTTTGTTTGTGTGAGATTTGAGTGGGGCTGCCACCAAGGTACTCACCTGACTCAATAGTCATACCTTCTTCTTCTGTGACTCTTACATCAAATTCATTCTCAATAAGTGTGTACTCATTGAAAAAATCATTTGAGAAACAAAAGATGTTGTCACTCCTCCTTATCATCTTTCGTAATGATTGTTGATCATAATAACAATCTGGGGTTAAATCTAAATCATAATGCTCTGAAAGATTTATTAGTTTTGTTCGATATAAATTAAATATTTCTGGATCATGCAAGGAAAGCTCTCTTATTGCTGTTCGCACATTTACTTGCATTTGAATTTTCTTCAAGTCGTAATGTCCATCCTGTACTTTATCCCAATTGATTGGTTCGAGAATCGAAACTAGCTCTAGTGGAGCTATCCACGCTTGTAACTTATTATCATAAGAGAAATGTCTTTTTAAGATAGAAATTTCGTAAAGTGTTTTGTATTCAAAAAAACTTGTATCTTTAGCATCTGTCGTATATTTATGTCCATATTTTGCCATAACCTTTGTTATCAAATTTGGATCCATTATATTCACAAGTTTTTTTGAAAAACTAAGGATATTATCATCCCCATAAAATTCTCCTCTATAGTTGTCTAACAATTCTTCTTGAATTTCAAACGCTTCAATTGTTCCTATCTCTTCCATAACTTCATGTAAAGTCAAATACATTAGCCCTATGTTGTAGAACGTATTTATAAGTGTCGTGGCTGGATTGCCTGAAGGTTGTCCTCTAGGTACATGGATAACCGTATTGCCAAATAATTGTTGTGAATCTACCAATTCTGTCCATAATGCTTTACATACAGGATCTTCTCTCTTATACATACTCTCTATAAATCTATAAATCTCCCATAACAAATTTAAATTTAATGTTCCATCGAAATTTGTAAAATCTCCAGCCAAGAATTGTCTTGAATTTGGAGTAGCTACTTTTGTCATTTCTTTAACGATATAATCCACATCATCAGAATACATATTTACACCCACCAAAGACATGT